GATAGAGAGGTGCTGATGAGCGAACCGATGAGATCGCCGGCACCGGTACCACAAGTCAATACACCTAAAGAAACCGAAACGAAAACAGTTACTCAACCAAAACGAAGCTCCTTTTGGGGCAGGAGGTAAAACCATGGAGAAACATCCACCAGTAGTGAAAAACCTGCACATCCTGCCAAAGGATAAAGAGATCATGGAAGCTGTGATCCGGGCGACCTGTCAGTATTTCGAGATCACCGAGGATGAGCTGATCAACACCAGCAAGAAAAAGAACCCGGTCGAAGTAAAGCGGCTTTGCATTTACCTGATCATGAAAAATTCTGACCTGAAGGATTACGCCGTGGCCGAGCGTTTCGGTATCACCCGTACTCCGGTGAATGATGGTGTGGAGATCATCGACACGCACAAGAAAATCTACAGGCAAACATCAGACAATTTGCGCGAGATCGCTGCCATTGCTAATACTTTTGAAAAAAAATACTCATGGCATATACAATAGACCAGTACAACAAACTCTGTGATGCCATTGCACAAGGCGCCGTTAAAGTGAAGTATGCTGATAAGGAAGTGGAGTACCGTAGCCTGGAAGAAATGAATCGCATCAAAAAGCAGATGGAATCTGAATTGAATATCGGCAATGCTGGAAAATCCAGGGTTCGGTATGCTCAACACTCAAAAGGACTCAAATGAAAAAGAACCTCATCGACCAGTTCGTTGAATTCATTGCTCCGGGCCGGGCAGTTGAACGTTACCGCAACCGGTTACTGCTGGATAGATTTCCCAGGAAACAATCGAAACGCCGGTATGAAGGTGCAGGTAAGGGAAGACGTACCGATGACTGGCATACACCCAGCACATCCGCTAATTCAGAGATCAATGCTTCCTTAAAATGGCTCAGGCAAAGAAGCCGGGCCCTGATCAGAGACAATCCCTATGCTCGCAATACAGCTTACCGGGTGATCCCCAACAATGTGATCGGTACCGGTATCATCCCCACTCCCAAGATCTCCGGCAAGAGCAATCAAAAGTTCAATGATAAGCTCAAAGATGCATGGGATAGTTGGGCCGGTACCATTACATGCGATTTTGATGAACGCAATACTTTCTACGGAATTCAGCTACTTGTAATGAAAGCGATCGTTGAAAGCGGTGAAGTATTTGTGAGGCGTGTAAGAACGAAAAGCAATAAGTACATGCCTCTCGAAGTGCAGGTATTGGAGAGTGATTTTCTCGATACAACAAAAACTGATTTCAAAATCGGATCCGGATTCCTCGGTGAAGGAAATTATTACGGCATCCAGTTTGATAAGAATGGAAAGCGCAAAGGATACTGGATGTACACTTCGCATCCAGGAGAGTTTGGCAGTACCAGTGAACTTGTGCCTGCAGAGGATATCATTCACCTGTATGAAATGGAAAGACCCGGGCAAATTCGCGGTGTTCCGTTTAATTGCGCTACAATCCTGCGTTTGCGTGATCTCGATAAGTTTGAAGATAGTGAGCTGGTACGTCAGATGGTGGCAGCCTCTTTTGCTGTGTTCAAAACCAAAGATGGCACCGGTGAAGATGAATCAGGAAGGACACCAGGCATTGAACACATTGAACCAGGTACTATCACTGATCTTCTACCTGGAGAGGATATCACTTTCGCCCAGCCACCGGTAACGCAGAGTTATGAATCCTATACAAAGGGTGTGCTCAGGTCGATCAGTGCCGGCAACGGCGTAACCTATGAAGCGATGACCGGTGATCTCAGTAACGTAAATTTTTCTTCGGGCCGTATGGGCTGGGTAGAATTCCGATTGAACGTAACCAACTGGCAATGGAACCTGATCATCCCTCATCTCTGCGATCGCGTATATGGATGGTTCACTGAAGCGGCTTCGCTCAGAGGTGTTATTCCTATCGGTACTATGGCACCGGTATCCTGGACTCCACCACGAAGAGAAATGCTGGATCCGTACAAAGAGATCCAGGCAGTAAAAGAACAATTGAGAGCCGGGCTGATCAGCTGGCAGGAAGTAGTGAAACAGTTTGGCTTCATCCCTTCAGAGTTGGAAGAGGAACTGAAGAAAGATGCTGAGATGTGGGATAAGATGGGCCTCAAACCAACGATCGATGCACGTTACGATAGCAACCGGCCACCAGGAGAACCCGATCCGAACCTCATGAATGATGAACAAAATACCAAAGGGAAGGCGCAATAAGCGCCTTCTTTTTTGCCTGATGTTTGCCTGATGTTTGCCTGATCTTCAGCAAAAGCCCTGAATATTTTTGACCTGTTAATTAAAAAAACGCCATGCCACAAACAAGGCAAATACAGGAAAAACAATACTTCAGGGCAAAATTCGATCCTGCTTCTATCAACGTAGATAAAAGAACGATCGATGTTGTTTTTGTCTCTGAGCGCGAAGTGATGATGTATAACTGGGATATCGGTTTATTCTACGAAATCCTGGTATGCAACGATCAGTCCGGCGATCTCTCCCGCCTCAATAACGGCGCTCCCCTTTGCGATACGCATATTACTGACTCTGTGAAGTCAGGACTGGGCGTTGTTGAAAAAGCCTGGTTCGATAACGGCATCGGTCGCGCCACTGTAAGATTCTCCAAGAGAAAAGATGTTGAGGAAGTATGGCAGGATGTACAGGATGGTGTGATCACCGGTGTATCTGTTGGATATACTCCGCAGGTTTATGAATCAGTAACCACTGAAGGTAAGATCCCTACTTACCGCTGCACCAAGTGGGTTGCCAATGAACTTTCTCTTGCCCTGGTGCAGGCAGATGCCACTGCCGGTGTAGGTCGCTCCGAAGGAAAAGCGACATCTCCTTTTGACGTAACAATTATTGATAATTCTAATACCAAAAAAATGACAGCAGCTGAAAAAGCAGCAGCCCGCAAACGCTCTGCAGAAATTTTGAAAGCCTGCCGTGCAGCCAATCTCGGTGAGGATGTTGCACTGGATCTGATTGAAAGCGACAAGTCGCTTGAAGATTGCCTCACCGAAGTTCAAACACGTTCTGCCGCCATTCAGCAGCCAACGACCACACCGGCTCCTTCTAATGAGCCAACCCGCGCCCAGATCTCAAAATCTGAACGTGAGCGCTCTGCAGAAATCATGAAGGCATGTCGCACCATGAGCCTTCCTGCTGAATTCGCAGAAGAGCTGATCGGAAGTGAGAGATCACTCGATCAGTGCCGCGCTGCTATCATTGATAAGGTGGCAGAAACAAACCCGGTTGGTACCCGCAGCACCCAGACCGCAGTTACTGTAACTGCAGACGAATCTGAAAAACGTGCTGAAGGCATGAGCAAAGCGCTGATCAATCGCGTTGCACCTACAGAGGTAGCCAACAAAGATGCCGGCGAATTCCGCGGAATGAGCCTGCTCGATATGGGCCGCACCATACTCGAAGCAAATGGCATCAGCACCAAGGGCCTGAGCAAAGGCCAGCTGGCCCGTAAAGCGCTCGGCCTGGATGGTACCCGCGCCGGTGGCATGTTTGCGACTGGTGATTTCAGCGGCATCCTGGCAAACACATTTAACAAACGCCTCCGCTCTGCATACGACCTGCAGACTGTAACCTTCAAGCCGTTTGTCCGCCAGACAACAGCTACCGATTTCAAAGAAATGGTTCGTAACCAGCTCGGCGATACTTCTTTTGAAGAAGTAACTGAACAGGGTTCATACAAAGCCAGCAAGATGAGTGAATCTGCTGAGAAATACAAAGTGGCTAAATATGGCCGCAAGATCCTGATTGACTGGGAAACCATCGTGAATGATGACCTTGGCGCTTTTGATCGCGTTCCTTCGATCATGGCCAACGCCGCTAAGCAGAAACAGAGTGATCTGGTGTATGCGATCCTCACCGGCAACCCGAACATGGCTGATGGTGTTGCCCTCTTCCACGCCACTCATGGCAACCTGACCAGCACTGGTACTGCCATCGCAGTAGCCAGCCTGGGTGTAGGCCGTGCCCTGGTGAGGAAACAAAAATCATTGGACGGTCATCCGTTGAACCTCGCACCTAAATTCCTGGTAGTAGGACCTGATCAGGAAACACTGGCTCTGCAATACACATCCGCAAACTATGTTTCTGCAAAAAGCAGCGACATCAATGTGTGGAATGGCATCCTACAGCCGATCGTAGAAAACAGGCTCACTGGAAATCCCTGGTTCCTTATCTGTGATCCTAACCAGATCGACACTATCGAAACCGCTTTCCTGGATGGAGAAGAACTCTATACAGAAGAAAGGCTGGCATTCGACAAAGACGGCCTGGAGATCAAAGCAAGGATGGTATTCGGCGCCAAAGCGATCGATCA